TTCCTGGAAATTTTTTAGCTCCTCTAGCCATTAATCCTTGAAGACCTGTTCCTGAAGTTCCTTTTCCTAAACCTGCACCTGTAGTACCCATAGCTCTTTGATAACCCATAGGCATACCTTGGGCTGCTCTAGCCGCTCTTATTCCTCTAAGCGTACGGTAACCTGCCATACCAGCACGACCTATATTTGCTAAAGTACCTAGTAATGGAATTCCAAACATAATAGGCATTTATTATCTCCTTTGTGCCATATTATAAGCAGCATACGCACCAATTCCTGTTCCTGCAGCCTGAGCTAATGGATTAGTTCCTGGTGCCGTGGTCGCTGTAACGGCAGATTGTGATGTTGGTAAGTTAGTCATAATACCTTTTAAGAATTCTAATCTTTGATAAGGTTCGTATGACCTAGCTAATGTTGTTTGTCTTTGTGCATCTAAAGCTTGTTGTCCTAAAGCTCTTTGAACACCTCCTGCTTGTAATAAACTTGCAATGTCAGCTTGTTGCATTGCTTGTTGCTGACCACCTAAAGCTCCTAACAATTGACCACCTTGTTGTTGTAACGCTTGTTGCTGTGCTGCTAAACTTGCAGCATTTTGAAATCCACCTGCTAATGCTTGACCAATATTTGCTTGAGTTGCTCTTTGTAATTCTGCTCTTTGGATACCTTCTCTTGCACCACCAAACGCACCTGCTCCAACAGCTTGTGCAGATAATTGATTTTGTGCCATCTGACCCTGTCTTGCTATTTCATCAGTTACATATGATTGAAAAGGATTTAAAAATTGATTTATGTTAGGTCCTTGCATAGCTCCAAGAACACCTCCAATACCTGCAGTGGTTGCTGCTTGTCCTACACCTGTTGTTCCTGCTTGTGTAAATCCTGCACGTTCTAAAGTAGTTGGACCTGCAACATTAAATGCAGGTATACCTACAGGTTTAGATGCTAATTCAGCAGCTTGATCGTAGAGTGCGAGTTTTCGGCTTTCTACCTCTGGTGCTTCTCTAGCTATTGATACTTGCGTTCCTGAAGTGGAGCCACCTCCGCCACCACCTCCGCCTCCGAAGATGAAACTCATATTAGATTAACTCCTTTGTATATAAATATCTTTTCACTTTCCATTGCTTACCTTCTAAAAATTTTTGCCATCCAGGTCTTGCATGCACAGCTATTCTTTTGCAATCGTTTTGTATTGCAACATTCTCTATAGTTTCTGCCGCTTCGTCCTGCCATAGCTCTCTTTTTTCTCCTTTTAATAATATGACTTCACATTGTTTAAAGTTTGGTAACTCCACTACTCTTGTTACAAAGACACCAAATACTTTGTACTTTATTCCGTCATCAGAACCAAACATTATAAATAATTGTAAGGCTCCTTTTTTTAATCCTTCATGAAGATCTGTAATATCCATGGGATCACCATCGTATTTCAAACCTTCCCTCAACATAAACTCAACAAGATTCCAATACTCATCGAGTTTTTTTGGTTCGATGTATAATACACCGACCTCTTTTCTAATTCTTTTTTTCTCTGGCTGCATCTAATAAATCAAATATTCGTTTAAATTTAGCTTGTTGACCATAAAAAAAAGCAGCTCCTTTTTTTCTCATATCTTTGTAACTACTTGGATTAGCACCTTCCATTATTCCAGCACCTAAAATAGCATCAGCTCTTGATACAAATTCACCATCAGCTAATTGAGCTAACATTGTATCTTCGTCTTTGTCTCCGTTACCCGATCCATCTTCTACGTAGCCCTCTGCTCTAATATAATTATTATAATCTTTTTCGTCATGATCTGATTTAGAAGGTAAATAATTTATACCTCCCTGATTAAATTTTTTTACTTCTGCAATTCCACCCTTGTTAAATTTATATAATGAATCTCCTGATTGGTAAGAGTAAGGTGATACTCCTGCAGCTTCTCCCTCATAATCATAAGTACTTAAAATATCTGCTAATTGTTCATCAGCTTTCTTTTTAGCTTTTTCATAGTCTTCAGGTTTTGTGCCTGGAGGTAATACCATTTTTTCATCTTCTCCTAATAAACTTGTACCTGCTAAAGTAAGACCTAATTTTTCGCCTGTTCCAAGACCTCTAAATCCAGAACCTTTTGTAACTACTTCTCCTGCTTGATTAGTTATTGTTGGTGTACCAATTAATTTTTGTATGCCACTTCCCGCAGGTGTTGCTGCAAACTGTTGTCCTACTGTAGGCATCTGCCCTGGAAGAATTGTTCCTGATCCTGGAAGAAAATTACCTGTTGAACCAAAGGCTTTAAAAGGACCCATACCTGCCATACCTGCAAATTGTCCAATACCGCCAGCTATTGCGGCATCTCTTAATGATCGTTTAGTTGATTTACCTCTTAGTTTTTGTATACCAAAGGTTGCAAGTGCTATTGTAAATGGATCCATAATAATAATTTTAACTAGTTATTATGGTATTTTATCTTATATAAGGCTATTCTTCAATATCAGTCAACTTTATAGAATTCGTCCTTAACTTTGCCTGAATACTTATATTCACCTATATGGCTTATTTCTTCATCACATAAAGCATAAATTTTACCACCTATAGACGTCCATAACTTACAGAAATAAAAGTCTTCTCCCATGTAAGTTTTGTTTTTTGGACTCCAATAAGTATCGAAAAAGTTATAATAGTTAGGTCTATCTATAAGTTCTCCATTTACTAATGTTTTTTGAAGTATAGTTAATTCTTTGTAATGTTCTTTTAACTTATCAAACGCTGATCTTTTAATCATCATCATACCTGTAGGCCCCTTAGAAACTTCTATAAAACCATCTTGTGGTCTAATATCGTTTATGTCTGGTATTTCTATTGGAAATAAATGTCCCATACTGTGGATACTACTATCAGGTCTTGTTTCAAAATCTTTTCTAAATTTAGAATCTGTTTTTTGTTTCATAGGATAAGGTATTAAAGATACTTCATAAGGTGATTTAAATAATCTATAAACCGATCTAGTAGTAAATTCTATATCAGAGTCTATAAATAACATTTGATCTGCATCAGAATTCATAAATTCAGAAGCACATAAGTTTCTACCTTGTGTAACTAAAGATGATTTCATCAATTGAAATGTAATTTTTGTTTTATTTAAAATAGATTCTTTTTGTAAATCAAGACATGCTTTCATGTAGTGAATTGAAACTTCAGAATGCACAGGAGTGCATACCATTAAATGATTTTTATTTATTTCTTTGGACATGAATTACTCCTCTTAAAAAACTTTCCCAATGTTTAACAATGTTTCGCCAGTCATAGAATCTTTTATAATATTCTTGTTGAAATTTAAACATGTTTGTCAAATCATTTGACAGAATTTTTTTTGCTTCAATGCAACATTCCGCTACTTGATGAGCTAGTTTAGCTTTGTTTTGTGTGTATGGAATATAAATAGGAAACTCTGCACATGTTTCAAACAAAGCACCGAGATCCGTGGTTATTAGTAATTGGCCTGCTGCTAATGATTCCATTGCAGATATACAAAATGTTTCTTCCCAAATACTAGGAAAACAATTTACATCATATTCTTTTAATTTACTCATTAAAGTTTTGTGATCACAGTAACCCATGTAATTTACATTAGGTAAGTCTTTCGCCTTTTGGTAAAGATCTTGATATTGACTATCATTATGATCTTTAAATTGTTTGCCATAAATAATTGTGCTTGAATAAACGTCTAAAGTAATATCTGGATCTCTATCTACTAAGGATTCCATAGCTGTCAAAGCTACTTCTAAACCCCTCCACGGTGTAGAGATGTAACACATTTTTATTTTTTTCTTTGGAGTAAAATCTGTTTTTAATTGTAATTCATCATAATCAATTCCATTTTTTATAACAGTGCATTTATCTTCTGGAATCTTAAAAAACATACGATATTTTTCATAACTCCAATGACTGTTGAAAACATACCAATCATATTTAGAATGGTTTTCTTTGTTTTGAAACCAGGGTGCTAGATTTGGTTGATCATAAGAATTTTTTAACCAAAGTATATTTGCTTTTATTGGATCTAATGGTTCTTTTTCTGGTACAGATGTAGTTATTTGAACAGAATCAAGCATACCATGATTTGCATGCTTTCTTAAATAGGCTAATTGTAATTCAGTTCCACCTGCTGGTTGCATTATGATTTGGTTTTACCAAATACTGTAAGAGATGCAACTGTTATTTTTTGGTTAATTTGAAGATCATCAGCAACAGTATCAGTATTGGAGTCAGCAACATCATTATCAAAATCAGTTTTGCTAGCATATACTTTACCTGTTCTTTTATTTTTTACTTCTTCTTCCGCTTTTGCAGGAATTACAGGAACTTCTTCCCCATCAATAATTACTGTTTTTTGTTTTTCACTCATTATCGTCCTTGTCGGTTATATTTCTTATAACATCTTTTTCTGTGTTTGTTAAGCCTCTTTGTATGGCGCCCAGGTCTTTTTCTTGGTTTTGGCCTAGGAACAAAATGTAAAAATTTAACTCTAGCCATTTTCTTGAGATCTATCTATTAAAGCATAACTTATAGCTCCTTGAATCTTATTACTACCCGAAGCTGCAGTTACTGTTACTGCATCACCTGCTTCTAAATTCAGACCCTGTGGAGTTGCATTTATTTGTGTTTTAGCTGCAACATCATCTCTAAAAAATTCGTACTCAGCACTCGAATCTGAAGAATCAACTAAATTCATATTTACTAATATAGCTGATGATGCATCATTATTAGCAACATAAATACTTTTAACTATGATGGTTGCACTAGCTGGACATGTTAGCACTGTGGTTTTGCCTGTGCCTGCTTGTTTGTATCCTTGATTTTTATATTGAATTGTCATGATAAAAAATAATTAAATATTTCAGAATCGTTTTTTTGTTCTCTTTGATACGTAGTATTAAGTTGACTTTGTAATTGTTCTAAAGCTAAATTTATTTGTCTAAAAGAATCTACTTTATATTCTTCAGGTGGTTCAGGAATAAATACTTGTACTTTTGCCATTATCTTCTTCCATCTGGTTGTATGTCAAATCTGAATTGACCAAATCTCCAACTTTCATCTTTACTATCATTTTCTATTTTCACAGCAGCTAATCTTGCTCTTGCTCTTGTATCTACTTTATCCGTTGATGATGATATTGTAAATGGCCCCAAAGGAGATCCTGTCTGTACATTAGCTGGATAATCTCTCAATTCTAAAGTAACTTTACAATTACCATTTAAATATTTAAAGTCAGGAATAAATCTTCTTACTTTAATAAAAAACTCTCCATCTCCTTGTGCATCTAAATCAAAATCTCCAGATTTAATAAAGGCAGATATTGCCGTTGTTGTTCCATCTGCTAATACTTGATTTACACCTTTTTCATGGTCAAACACTCTAGAAGCACCATTTCTAACACCTTGCACAGTAGGTGTATTTGGAGCAAGAGTGCTAGTAAATTCTGTTGCAATCGGATCTTTAAAAACATGAGCATCCTCATAAGATGTTCTTGCAAGTGTTCCCGTTGTCCAAGTTTGTTCTGCGTAGTTATAAGTCACAATTCTATCTACAAAGTTTGATCCTGAGCTAGCGTAGAACCAAGATATTTCAGAATATAAACTATTATGTGAACCGCATGTTAATTCAGACCCACTTTCAAAATTAAATCCTGGTGCTCCATCATTTGTTTGAAATACAAAATCCTCTACCAAAGATCCTAATGATTTAACTGTACCATCAAAAACAAAAAAACCTCCTGAGTCACTCATCCAATAAACTGCACCGTTAGCGTATACAATTGCTTTTTGTCCAATACATCCACAATTTGATCCAACCTGTCGTATACTAAATGTAAAAGGTGGTCCTACAAATTGCATTAGATAAGCAGAGGTATCTGTTAATATTAGTATGTAATCTTTAGCTTTAGCAGCACCTACAATTTTTGTACCACTATCAATTCTGAAAGATCCTGCTGTGTTAGTGGATGTAGCAGTATAATCAGTTAATGACTCCTGATCAGAAAATCTTATAAACATTTTGTCTTGAGTGGTTGAGCTTCCGATTGTTGTTTCTGTACCTAAAATAATTAAATGTCTATCTCGATCAGAAACCATACTCATCACAGATCTTGTTGGAGCTCCAGACAATACAGTTGCTCGAGTTGTAACACCTGTATTAGGATCCCAAGAAAAAGTTTTACCGTTTTTTATAGTTGCAATAAGAAGCTCTCCAAAATTATCCAAAGACCAAGTCCCTGGATCTAAAATAACTGATGATGATGATCTAGCTGTTCCCCATGTAGAAGCTCCCCAAAGACCCGTTCCCCATCCAAAACCAAAAGCTTGTAGTAATGGTCCTACTCTAAAGTAAGCTCTTAAATCTAAAGTTCCATTATTTGTCGTTCCTGATCCTGTCTCAGCACTAGGCATCGTTATTGTAAATGTTGTGGTCGACGGAGCAAGTATAACTTCAAACAAAACATTATCAAAATCAGATGCAGTGTATCCTGTTTGTCCAGCTGTAAAAGAACCTGCGTTTACAAAAGTTACAATGTCACCTGGTTCGAGGTTGTGGGTTCCAGGAGTTGTTATCGTTACTGTGGTCGAACCATTAGTAGTGCTTATATTACAACTTGCTTGAGATAGTGAAGTGTCTAATGGAGTAATGTCATAGAAATCATCACCATCATAAATATATAAAATTTTGTCTGTACCAACTGCTAAGTATCTTCTACCTTCTAAATCAACCCAACTATGTAATGCTCTTGCAGCGCCTATAAGTTGTTTATCCATTATTTCTTGCCAACCACCTATTTTTTCAGGCATTCCATATCTGAACCTAACAAAATCACCGTCTACCCATTGGTTCTCAGCCCCTGAAGAAGATGCTTGTTTGTTAAATCCTGGTGCAAATTGTACTTTTGTTAATGGCATAGGTACATTATACACCAAACCAATTAATCTAGAAAGAGAGGCTAATATATAGCATCTCCAGACTTATAGTACCTTAAGTTAAAAGATATACCATATTTAGGAATAATAATAGGATTTCGTTTTGCTTCGTGTTTTAAAAAACTAGAAAAAATAACAAACCTACCTTCTTCTGGTTTGACGGTTTGATCAATCTCTGGAAACAACAATTTTTGTTTATGATTGTTTAAATAAATAACTCCCGATAGATAAGAGGGAACATGATCATGAAGAATAGTATATGAATTTTTATCTTCTTTGTAACCCCATGCGGTGTCTAATTCATATTGTTTGGTATCTGGATATTTATCTACAGAATTTAATATTTTATGCAGGACATCATGAAAATGAGGATCCTTATTAAAAAAATTATATTTAGTCATCAAACCTTGAATATTAGTTTTATAGTGTAAATCAGATTCTTTTAATCCTTCTTCAATCTTAGTCATAAAATAAATAGCATCTAATTTTACTTTACCAGAAATAAAATAATATTTTTGTTCTATTGTGGATATTATTTCTTTATCGACTTTCATATAAATTTTTAATGAACCATACTAATGTTAAACGTTCACTTTTTCCAGTGGAAAAATAATTAGCTCTGTGCAAAGGGTTTCCGTCATACATAATTAATCTATTATAAACATTACTTATGTTAATTGTTTCCTTACTAGCATCATTAAATATAGAAGTCCCTGAATTTAAGTTTGCATCTTTTGTTAGATATATTAAACCAGCTAAAGCCATATCATCTTTGTGAATAACACCTATACCAGGAATAGGTTTTATTTTTTGAAAATATATTTCAATACCTTCACAATTAACTTTATTATTTGGATATTTAATACTTAAAATTTTTTTTATAAAATTTTGCACAAAATTATTATCTTCATCTTGATAGGCTATACTGCAGATGCAACACCTTTTACCAGGCCATCTTTTTTTAATATCTTCCTTATACGACAAAGTGTTAGCCCATTTAACAATATTGTCAGGGTCTTCAAAAAAATTATTTACTATTTGAACAGAGCTCATTTATGTAATGTTAAAGGTATAACTCAAAGCTATCCTACGGCTATCATTTAATTTAACGCTTACTTCATGCTGTAAATAACTTCTAAAAATATATAAATAACCCGTTTTAGGTTTAATAACTATTTCATCAATGGTGTAAGGACTTAAATCTTTTGTTGGATTATCAGCAGTTATCTTTCTAGGATTCATCATATCAGGCGGAAGAGGACTACGAATAATTAAAGGTGAGTCTTCTGGAGTGCCTTCTAAAAAATATACTGCACTTAAAACAGATCCCCTATGATAATGAGGACTATTAGAATCATGTTTTCGATAATAATTAAACCAAGACTCTTCAACATAAGGTTTAGCAAACTTATGTAGATCCGCAAATTCAGTAGCTTTATCAAGAATCCATTTTGTTAAGTTATTAAATTTTTTATCTTTGTGTAAAGCGTGATAATAAAAACACTTATTAGATCCCTTTATTAATTTATTTATATGAGATTCTAAAGTTTTGTTTTCTAGATCTGCTAAAGGATAAAATGAATGACCTAGAATAGTTGGAAAAAATAAATCTGTTTTAAGATCACTCATTTGAAACTAGGTCCTGTAGCCCAGGTTACTAATACGTTTCGTTCGCCTTTTGTAACAGGCGTTACTTGATGCAATACGTAGCTAGGAAAAATTACTGTGGTTCCTTGAGCATTCGGTGGACGAGCAGGGTCATCACTATAATATAATAAAAGATCTCCTCCTTCATAAGTTGTAGGATCATTTAAAAAAGTAACACAAGTTAGTTTTCTTATCCTAGTGTTCAATGAAGAGTCAGTGTGTTTATCATATTTTCCAGATGGAGCTTTGTAGTGTGTAAACTGAACGCCCTCACTAAACCCTGTTAAATTAAATTTAAAGTATTGAGCATTCAAATCTACTACTGCTCGTGTTAAACGAGGAAACACATAATCTATATCCGATGGCTGCATCCAATTAATAAATGCATCTCTTCTATCTTGAGCGGTTTTGCTTCTGGTAACTCCTTGATGTAAACCTATTTCATCTTTATTAATTTTAATAATTTGTTCACATTCTGCAGAAGAAAAACACCCGTGTGCATATGCGTAATCTTCAACTTCATCTAATTGAAACGGCCAATAATTATTTAATCTTTCTTTACTTTTTTTCATTTATCTTTTATATAAAGTAAAAAGCTATGAGTTTCAAGAAAGACGGATATACAATTGCAAAAAAAGCTATTC